ACGCTGGCAGTCTCTAACCTGTACGGCATGGTCACCGGTATGGTGGAAGATATGCAGAGTCTGGTCGGCGGAACGGTGGTCCGGCGTAAGGTTTACGCCCGTTTTCTGGATGCGGTGAACTTCGTCAACGGAAACATCGAGGCAGACCCGGAGCAGGAGGTGATCAGCCGCTGGCGCATCGAGCAGTGCAGCGAACTGAGCGCGGTGAGTGCCTCCTTTGTACTGTCCACGCCGACGGAAACGGATGGCGCTGTTTTTCCGGGACGTATCATGCTGGCCAACACCTGCACCTGGACCTATCGCGGTGACGAGTGCGGTTATAGCGGTCCGGCTGTCGCGGATGAATATGACCAGCCGACGTCCGATATCACGAAGGATAAATGCAGCAAATGCATGAGCGGGTGTGAACTTCGCGGCATGGTCGCTAATTTTAGTGGTTTCCTTTCCATTAACAAACTTTCGTAGTAATGGATTATGCCCACCGTCAGGTGGGTTTTTTGTTTAGCAGTTCTCTCAACTTTTCGTTCTGCTCTCTGAACTTTTCCTGTATTTCTTTTTGCATGGCGATCACTTGGGCTTGAAGTTGAACTAGCGCATCAACATTTAGCGGAACCGAGACGCTGTTGATTTTGTCTGCTATTTCCCCAAGAGTATTTTCTGCATTCAAGGCATCTTCCAGTATCTGAACAATCTCTGAGTTCATAGAGCGCCCGTTTCGTTTGGCTCGTTCAGCTATAGCATCTCGCATTCCGTCAGGAAAACGGAGGTTGAACTTGTCGTAGTCTTTTACTTGTTTTTCGGCCATTGCAAATCTCTCAAAAAAATCATGGTGCCATATTGCCATACGATTTCAATGGTGGCATTATGGCCTTCATGGCGTCACTTTGGCACCAAATAAAGGAGATTAGATAATGCAAGATACACTTTTCACTGAGCGCAAAAATATCAAACTCAACCTTCGCCTTCCATCACGGCTGAATGAAGACCTTCGCCGCCTGGCGGAAATGGACTGTATATCTCTGAACTCTGCAATTGTTCGTTTGCTGGCAAAAGGTGTTAGGGAAGAGGTGGTGAATGGTCGCTAAAAACAGCGAAGCCCCAATGGCTGCAACCATTGAGGCTTCTAAATTACCAGTTAACCACGAGAAAACTGATATGACTAGTTTAGCAATTGCAGATCGCACAATCAATGTTCCATTCCACGGAACAAATCTCTTTTTGGTTGGAATTAACAATGAGCCTTATGTTCCTATGAAGCCTGTTGTTGAAGGTATGGGGATGGTTTGGGCTGCTCAATTTGTTAAGTTAAAACAGAGGTTTGCCAAAGGTATTTCGGAAATCGAAATACCTTCTGCTGGCGGTAAACAGTTAATGACATGTCTTGCCTTTCGTAAATTTGCGGCTTGGCTTTCAAGTATTCAACCAAACAAAGTCCGCCCTGAAATCCGCGAGAAGGTAATCCAGTATCAGGAAGAGTGTGACGATGTGCTCTACGAGTACTGGACTAAAGGCCATGTGGTTAACCCGCGCAAAGCTAAAAAGGCGTTGCCGGGGAAAATAACCAAAGAACAGCAGGAAGCCATTAAACAACTCGTCATGAGTCGCGGTCAGTCTCTGCCAAAAGAAAAACAGGCGAAGGCGATGATCACCATGTGGTCGTCACTGAAATCTCATTTTGGGTGTTCATACAAAGAAATCAGCGAGGAGCAGTTTACCGAAGCTCTGTCACTTGCTGCTCGCGTTCCGCTTGAAGGCGAGTTAATCGGCAAACAAGAGAAGAAAACCAATGAGTTTTCAGCGAAAGAAGCAAACAGCCTTGTATGGCTATGGGATTATGCCAACCGCTCACAGGCATTATTCCGCGAACTGTATCCGGCGCTAAAACAAATTCAATCGAACTATTCCGGCAGATGCTACGACTACGGTCATGAGTTCTCGTATGTTATCGGAATGGCGAGAGACGTTTTAATCAATCACACGCGAGATATTGATATTAATGAGCCAGACGGACCAACGAATCTTTCTGCATGGGTAAGACTTAAGAACAAAGAATTACCTCCTTCACTGCATCACTACTAACAGATTGCCAACGAAATGACCCAGCTTCGGCTGGGTTTTTTATCAGGAGTTCTCATGCTCTATAGCAATATATTGGCGCACGCCCGGCGATGTGCGCCAGCGGAGTCGTGTGGCTTCGTGGTAAGCACGCCGGAGGGGGAAAGATATTTCCCCTGTGTGAATATCTCCGGTGAGCCGGAGGCGTATTTCCGTATGTCGCCGGAAGACTGGCTGCAGGCAGAGATGCAGGGTGAGATTGTGGCGCTGGTCCACAGCCACCCCGGTGGTCTGCCCTGGCTGAGTGAGGCTGACCGGCGGCTGCAGGTGCAGAGTGATTTGCCGTGGTGGCTGGTCTGCCGAGGTGAGATTCATAAATTCCGCTGTGTGCCGCATCTCACCGGGCGGCACTTTGAGCACGGGGTGACAGATTGTTACACGCTGTTCCGGGATGCTTACCATCTGGCGGGGATTGAGATGCCGGATTTTCATCGTGAGGATGACTGGTGGCGTAACGGCCAGAATCTCTATCTGGATAATCTGGAGGCCACAGGGCTGTATCAGGTGCCGTTGTCATCAGCACAACCGGGTGATGTGCTGCTGTGCTGTTTTGGTTCATCGGTGCCGAATCATGCCGCCATTTACTGTGGTGACGGCGAGCTGCTGCACCATATTCCTGAACAACTGAGCAAACGAGAGAGGTATACCGACAAATGGCAGCGACGCACACACTCCCTCTGGCGTCACCGGGCATGGCGCGCATCTGCCTTTACGGGGATTTACAACGATTTGGCCGCCGCATCGACCTTCGTGTGAAAACGGGGGCTGAAGCCATCCGGGCGCTGGCCACACAGCTCCCGGCGTTTCGTCAGAAACTGAGCGACGGCTGGTATCAGGTACGGATTTCCGGGCGGGACGTCAGCACGTCCGGATTGACGGCGCAGTTACATGAGGTTCTGCCTGATGGCGCTGTGATTCATATTGTTCCCAGAGTCGCCGGGGCCAAGTCAGGTGGTGTATTCCAGATTGTCCTGGGAGCAGCCGCCATTGCCGGATCGTTCTTTACCGCCGGAGCCACCCTTGCAGCATGGGGGGCAGCCATTGGGGCCGGTGGTATGACCGGCATCCTGTTTTCTCTCGGTGCCGGTATGGTGCTCGGTGGTGTGGCCCAGATGCTGGCCCCTAAACCCAGAACTCCCCGCACACAAACAACGGATAACGGTAAGCAGAACACGTATTTCTCGTCACTGGACAACATGGTTGCCCAGGGCAATGTTCTGCCTGTTCTGTACGGTGAAATGCGCGTGGGGTCACGTGTTGTCTCTCAGGAGATCAGCACGGCAGACGAGGGGGACGGTGGTCAGGTTGTGGTGATTGGTCGTTGATGAAAAACGTTTTATGTGAAACCGCCTCAGGGCGGTTTTGTCGTTTCTGGAGCGAGAGGAATGGGTAAAGGCAGCAGTAAGGGGCATACCCCGCGCGAAGCGAAGGACAACCTGAAATCCACGCAGTTGCTGAGTGTGATCGATGTCATCAGCGAAGGGCCGATTGAAGGTCCGGTGGATGGATTAAAAAGCGTGCTGCTGAACAGTACGCCGGTGCTGGACAATGAGGGGAATACCAACATCTCCGGCGTCACGGTGGTGTTCCGGGCAGGTGAGCAGGATCAGACTCCGCCGGAGGGATTTGAATCCTCCGGATCCGAGACGGTGCTGGGTACGGAAGTGAAATACGACACGCCGATCACCCGGACCATCACGTCTGCAAACATCGACCGTCTGCGCCTGACCTTCGGTGTGCAGGCACTGGTGGAAACCACTTCAAAGGGGGACCGGAATCCGTCGGCAGTTCGCCTGCTGGTTCAGATACAACGTAATGGTGGCTGGGTGACAGAAAAAGACATCACCATTAAGGGCAAAACCACCTCGCAGTATCTGGCCTCTGTGGTGGTGGGTAATCTTCCGCCGCGCCCGTTCAGTATCCGGATGCGCAGGATGACGCCTGACAGCACCACAGACCAGCTGCAGAACAAAACGCTCTGGTCGTCATACACCGAAATCATCGATGTGAAACAGGGCTA